ATTTCGTAAAGTTATTTACAATACCTGTTGAGATTGCTGCAACTGGAATTTCCAAAACGAATTTCTTTCCTTCAAATGGTTTTGAAGTGAAACGAATAGCCAAATAATGAATTTCATCATTGATCGGTGCTTTGAACTCAGTTGCTGCGGTTGTAACTTCACCTTTAAACAATAAGTTCGCGTTGTCAATGGACATATCCAAAGAGTTTGCTGCAAATGTTGGTGGATCTGTTTCGCCAGGTAATACCCAACGAACACCGGATTTATCTTCTACTCGGAAACGAACTTTTTCTAAAGGTGGAATGGTCATGTTAACCGAGTCCATCTCGATATCAACAATCTTTTTCCAGCCTGTGGTTGGCATGGCCCCATTCAATCCGATTGGAGCTAACTCAATACTTTCAACACCTGTTACAGCTGCCATAATATTTTATGATTTGTGGCCTGCACTGCCATGTTAATACTTTTATTAATTTTTGTCCCTACGTAAGTAGGTATATTTTACTTTGAAGTTGAAATACCAGTTCTTTCCATCGGGAATTACCTCACCACCACTATCAAGTTGAAGGATAAAATCAAAACCTCTGTAATCGTCAATAACCTCCATTAAAACCGATCCTATTTCATTCATCCGCGCAATATTCGGTTGAGTAGTATCAGTTGCGGTTGGATTTGCCGCAACTTGATTTTTAAGATTGGGAACGTGAGTATTTAAATTGAAGTAACCCTCAGTAATCTGCTCAGCACTTGCTACTATGGTATTAATGACTATATCTTCTTTATCAGAATTAAGTCTTCTGTTCATGATCCTAAGCTCACCGGTTAAAGAAGTATTGGTTATGACATCTGCCATTTCAATTACCGCTTTAATATCCTCCATCGCTTGAACAGCTGTTTTAAATACTTTAGTTGCCATATCCTATTGAATTGATCCGATCTCATCAAATGCTTGTTTCAATGCGCTATCTAAATTGATATAAGCACCTTTCAAGACATCAAATCCCCTACTCTCAACCCAACTAGAATACTCCATGCCTGAAACAAGAACTACTCCCCATCCCGTTGACTCCCTCAATACATCAAGCGCCACTTGCAATCCTTCCTTCACTCCTGTTACCCTATCTGTTCCAACCGGACTTTCTTTGAAACTTGTATGAACGACTTTACCATCCTTGTAGATAATGAAACCTGTCGAGCTTCTTAGATTGCCAGTATGATCATCATAGGCTTTTCCATTTGTGATCTTATTTCGTACCAATTCAACACCGCGTTCCAGGACTTTAGATAAATGCTGTATGACTTCCTTATCAATCTCACGTTGAACCTCTAGCGCCAAAGCATTCATGTTGGTCGTTATTTCAAGTTCTATTTTCATTACATCTTCCCTCTACAGTGCATTTGTCCTTGATGAAACCAAATCAATTCTTGCTGATAAACTATGTAGGCTCCAGACATATCCTTACCTGTTACCTCAATTCCTGATAAAATAGGTTCAGTACCGTAAGGAAAAGCGATATCAAAACTATATTGAACCTCAGTACCATCTTGTTTTCTAAAAAACGACGTACCACGAACAGGAACAAATCGACATTCAACAGTCACTTCATTGCCGTTTTGGTGCTCATAGGTTAAAGTATCCGGATATTGATTTTCTACCATAAGTCGGAAACGCTTGTAATAGTTGGGGTATCATCTTCTTCCATTTCATCAGGCACTCCCCATTTTTTAAGTAGCGCTTTACGAAGCTTTAGAAGACCATCAATGCTACGTTGAGTAAGCAGAAAGTCTAATTCCTTGACAGAATCTGGTGAAAGTGCTACAACGAAGATTAGCGCTGCTAAAGCAAGATCAACCCCTTTCCTGCTTTCTTCATTTTGTGGAGTATATTCCTCATCAGGAATAATATTTTGCTCCAATAAGACCGTCGTTACGGATCCAGGCTTGACGGGAATGTTAATTTTGCTCAGCAGTGCCTCTCTATTCGTCATAACTTATCCTTTCTGAACTAATTCACGACTAACAAGGTTTTCCAGACGTTCAGCATCCAAATGAGATACATCATCACCAATGTTGAAAATACCTTCACCACCTTGGTTATCACGGAAAGCACTGATAACAGTAAATTTCTTCTCAGATTTTACTGTTTTAGCTTTCCCACCTGCTTTTACCAATTCACCTTGAAGCTTCCCGATTTGGCCTTTAAGATCTTTGTTTTCAGCTTGAATCTTTTCGATTTCAGGTTTCAACTTATCCTTGAATGCCAGATGCTCTGTTTCTAAAGCAGCAATTTGATCAGTCTTTGCTTTCAAATCGTCCTTCAATGAAATAATTTCACTGTCTTTAGCATCCAATTCACCTTGAAGTTTTTTAATATCTTCAGCTGAAGCATTAGCATTCGCGTTAAGATCCAACTGTGATTGATCTGAAGATTGAGCTCCTCCTACTTTAGGAGAAGATGCCGGAGTAGTTGCTCCGGCTTTCTCTGTTTTGTTTTCACTACCCACCTGGTAAAATTGTTTTAAGAATGAATGTCGCTTTCGCATTGAATAATACTGGAGTACAGTACGCGGTACCTTTTGTAACTACAGTAATAGGATCCTCGATTCCCCAAGTTTTTATCAAGACAATACCTGATTTGGTTTTGGTTGCAACACCTGCTTGAACATATTCATCAGCAGAAGTTGTGTGTTGAGTTTTACCTAACTGTTCAGTTACAGAGAAAGAAACGTGTCCTGGTTCCCATCCGGAAACAACAGTTTGCTCACCGCTTTTAGATTCTTGAACCATTTCTGATTTCCAAATTTTAAAGATTGGTAAGCCTTGAGTTTTTAAAGAGCTATTAATGTCATTGAGAGTAGGCTCCTTTTGCAAACCTAATGCAGTGGTGATATAGGTAGCACAAAACTTCTGAACACCCGCATTCTTAGCCATTAGTTCAACAGTTGTGTCCTCACACCAAGCAAACTGTGGAATCGGCTTATTTGCTAATCTTGCAGCTGCTTTAATTCTTCTTATATCACCGATGATATCAGCATCTGGATCACTCCAGTCTTTAACAGCGTTTAAAAAGTTGGCAACAGGGATTTGGAAGCTTACATCAGATACAGTTTGTACACCTTGCTCGTTATTGATTTGTGTTAGCTTATATGCGCCAGTTGAGGCAATACGTTTAGCCAACCACTCATTACGAGCTTCAATACCATTACGTGCAAAAACTTGATCTTCATAATGCCAATCTAATATGCGTTGTGCAGCCTCTCTACGAGTAGGGCCAGCCGGCAATCTTCGTACAGCATCTTCTAACTCGCGCAATGTGTTAAAGTCTGTTTCAACTTTATCCCGTGCGATTTCAATTTTCGGCATATCACCCTCAACTTTAGTTGGAGTATTACGACCAAATCGAGGTGCAGCACTATTGAAATCAGTTACTGCTGCCATTACTTTAGCACCAAACTGAGCCTCCAGACCAGTCCATTTTAATGTTGTCTGAAATTCCAATGGAAATGCAGTTTGATATTGTAACGCATCGAATGGATACGTTGTAATATAAGCCTGTGCATCTGCTCTACGGAATTCCGGCACTAATTCTTGTACATTTATCATTTTATATGATTATATGTTTTGTTCTAATTCTGTTAATTACACGAAGGTGAATCGTGGCAATGCCGTTCTTAAATCTTCGATGATTGCTTGCAATGCAGCAGGCAAAGCTTTGATACGAACTGTACCACTGATTACCACACCATTTGCATTAGTATTACCACCATCTACAACCTCAGAGGCACGATGAGTAAAACCAATTGGTTTAATAGTGCCATCAACTGCTGTCAACACCTTTCCAATTCCACTCGCAGGATCTCGCCCCACCAAAGAGCCCTCAGGAACATATCCATCGGGATAATCTACTTTAGCGACGTTGAGCATTAACCCACCTGGAAGGGTATCAATGACATTTTCAAAAACTACTTTTTGAAAGCCTTGAGTACCCGTTCTTTTAACTCCAATTAATCCCATTTAATAAATTTTTATGCGTCTGCTTTAGCTTTAGCCGCTGCTTCACGCTGTGCAATAATTTCTTTCATTGCAGGAGACACCTCGTCATCCTTCAATTTGCCACCACCTGCACTTCTTCCAGGAGCATCATTTCCAAGACCAGCATCACTAGCAGCCTGAACCTCCTCAGCAACGTCTTGTTCCACATCAGCTAGGTAGCTTGTGAAATCCTCATCTGAATCGATTTTT